TCGCCATCGCATGCCAATGTCGTAATGTCCTGACTCTCGTCAACGCTTGGCGATGTTGGAGATCCTAGAGGAATTTTCCGACATCGTGCATTGTATGGTTGTCATCTGCACCTATCGTGCATCCATTATTCATAGAAATATTTTTTCATATAAGCATTTAGTTCCTGCCGTCAATGGCCTAAGCTGCGGTTTTTTCCAGCACATTGATGGGCTCGCTAAATGTTTCAGAAACACTGTTTTTCTTCTCGTCGGCTCGCCGCCGCGTGCGCCTTACTTTTCCTTGCCGGCTGCGGCGGTAGCGAGGCGCCAAGCGAAACCCGCGGCCTGGCCCAGGTGTCGGCGCTGGGCGCCAGCACGGGGGAGGGTAGCCTGGCCACTGCGTCGGGCGCCGTATCGGCCGCACTGCCTGCCATGCCTGCCAGCCGGACCCTTGCCACTGTCGCGACCAGTACGGCCACTACCACCGCTGGCGCGGTAGGTGATCGTGCGATGTGGACTTGGTACGATGCCGACGTCGGCACTACCGCGAAGCAGACCAGGATGCTCGACTTCGCGGCCGCGCGGAAAGTAACGCACATTTTCCTGCACAGCGAAACCCTGCTCAACAAGCCGGCCTTGCTGACCGCCTTCCTGAACCGGGCCGGCGCCCGCGGCATCAAGGTCGAGCTGCTGTTCGGCGCGGCGGAGTGGTCGCTGCCGCAGAACCACTACAAACCCATCGAGATGCTGCAGCGCGCGAACGCTTATATCTCGCGCCTGACCGGCAATCGCCCGGTCGGCATCCATTTCGACATCGAACCGCATGGACTCGCGCTCTGGCAGCAGGATCCGGTCACCCTGGGTCATCACCTCGTCGACCTGTACACCAAGCTCATGGCGATCAAGGCGAACAACCTGTACATCAACGCGGACATCGCGATGGGCTATGAATATGTCTCGCTGACGCGCGGCGGCGTGACCAAGACCCTGTCGCACTGGATGGTCGATACCACCGACCGCACCACGCTGATGGACTACCGGGATTACGCGCTGGGTGAAGACAGCATCGTGTCGCACGCGTTGCACCCCGCCAACTACGCCTTGTCGCGGGGCAAGCGAACCGTCGTGGGCGTGGAAACCACCTGCAACCAGGAATACGCCAAGCTCACCTTCTGCGAGCAAGGGCAGGCGCGCATGGAAAGCGAGCTGGCCAAGGTCGGCAGCTATTTCGCCGTGCACGCCGGCTATGGCGGCCTGGCGATCCACGACTACGCAAACTACCGCCTGCTCAAGCCCTGAGCAGAACCAAGGGCCGCTGCCGTGTCTGGCGGCTCTTGCATGCTGTACTGTTTTGCAATGCTTGCGTATATGCTAGAATCTGGGCCGCTGCCCGGATGGTGAAACTGGTAGACACCCGGGACTTAAAATCCCGTGCTCGCAAGGGCGTGCCGGTTCGATTCCGGCTCCGGGCACCAAGCATCCATGCGGCTTCCAGCGGTTTTTGAGCGCCGGAAGCCGCACCCCAAATTTTCCGCAAAAGGAAACCCTTTCCGCAAAAAGGGAAATTCGCAGGCCGGAAGTACCCATGTTCATCGAACGCCAGCAGCATCCCACCATCGAGTTCGACCTGGCCGCCGGCCAGCAGGAGCCGACCCTCTCCCATTTCTTCAGCAACCAGGTCGACCCGTTCAAGGCCGAGCTACCGGTGCTGGCCGAGGGCGGTGATGAGGAACGCGTGCTGGTGGTGTCGTCGCCGCTGAGCGAGCTGCTCGACGAAACGATCCGCCTGCACCGGGCCGCGGAGTTCCCCGACATGCTGGTGGTGGACGAGCAGCACCGGGCTTTCTTCGGCGCCGTGCGGGCGTCGCTGCAGCAGGCGCTGGCCAAGCTGGATCGGATCCAGTTCGCCGTGCTGGACGACGAGGAAGAGGACGAGGACTGTTGAGCAGGATCAAACCCGGCGCCCGGCCGGGCCTGCTATGCTCGCCGGATGAAAAAGCGCACCGACCGCCTGACCGCTTTCCACGTCGACCTGGCCATAAACCTGGCCGCGTCGCATGGTGTCGCCACCGGCGCGGCCGAGCTATTCCGCGATCGTATCTCGCAAGAGCTGGCGCGCCGGACATTGTTGCAGCCAAAGCACAGGCGCCGAATAAAATACAAGCACTATGCGGTTATTATTTGGTGAGCTTTAAGCACCTCGTGAAAATACCGAATTCGGTTGCGCTAGCATGAGTTCTCCCATTAACTACATTGGAGATTTCATGGAAAATTTGAACTGGTCTGTGACGTACACGAACCGCGCGGGCGAGAGCAATCAGGTCATTATCGTGTGGCCACAGAAGCCGTCCGCTCATCACGCTGCGATCGCAATTCGAGACAAACTTTTGCCTGACGACTTTCTGCTGCCAGATATCCCAAGAAACTCAACGGAATCGTGCGCGGTTCTCTTGCTTCGATCCTACGGATTTGAGATTGTCTCGATCGAAGAGGCCTGGCCGGATCCAGAAACGCCGAACGGCCTGTAACGCCTTGCCCCAAACAACCTGATCCCTAGCCACATCGGGCCCCGGCGCCAGGCCGGCACGCGGCAGGCCGCTGACGCCTCGGCAAACACCTCGTCTGCTAACTTGCGCGAGCACGCGCCGGTGCTGTACAGGAAGTCGTGCACCACGGCCGCCTCGTCGGCCACGCCCCCGAACAGCAGGAACGCCAGCGGCAGGCGTGGCACGCTGGCGAAGTCCGTGCGGAAGCCGATCGGCACGATGACCAGCCGTTTCAGCACGGCCGACGAGAACGCCAGTTCCGACGTCAGCACCCATTCGTCGCTGCCGGCGACACGCTCGACGCGGAGGACCGAGAGGAACCGGGCGTTCATTTCGCGGCCGCGGCCGGCGCCGGGTAGGTGAAAGTGGCCTTGACGGTCAGGTTGGCGCAGCCGGCGAGGGCGGCCAGCACGGCCAGCACCAGGATGCGGGTTTTCATTGGCATTCCTTCACGGTTTCGGTTGCGGTGGCCCAGGCGGTAGCCCAGGTCTTGTGATGCGGCTTGCCTGGGTGCCAGGCGTCGAGGTACTGCTTCCAGCCATCGTCGGCGGTGGTGGGCAGCTTGCTCGGCAGCGTGTAGACCAGCAGGCGCGCGGCGATCGCGGCGATGACGTCGTGGTAGCGCATCGCTTCCCACAGGCCTTGCGGAGTCGGGGTAACGTTGAAGTCGTTGCACAGGCCGCGCATGCATGGCGCCACCAGGAAGTGCTCGAGCACGCCCTTGCAGCCGCCACCGGCTTCGAACTGCCAGAAAGAGGAGGCCGGGCCGTTCTCGGCGCCGCCCGCGACGACCTGGCGGCGGTGGCGAAGGCCCGATTCCTGCAGCGCGATCGCCAGCAGGAACCGGCGCGCGTCCGGAGTGTCGGGGATGCCGCACATGGCCAGCTCGGCCAAGGCGGGGATGATGGAGGTACGCAGCAGGCGATCGGGCTTCATTTCACGGTCTCCAGCTGGGCCAGGCGGGCTTCGCGCTCGCGGCGCTCGAGCTCGGCCAGCATCTGCTCGCGCTCGCTCTTCCGGAGCGTGTACCAGGCGTTCAGGGCGAACGTCAGCAAGGCGGTGACGATACCGACGCAGATGCCGATATCGGTGAGCGTCAGTGATGCGCCGATTGCGGTCACGCCGCCGGCATAGCTGCCCAGCTCGGGCGCGCTGATCTTCGTCATGGGAATCTTTCGGGAAAAAGAAAGGCCACCTCAGCGGGTGGCCTATAATTAGTAAAAAACTACGAGGTGACACGTGCACTACGATCCGATCCAGCTGGGCGCGATGCTCGCCTTCATCATCAACGCCTGGTTAGCGTCCCGGCGCAAGTAAGCGCCGCTGCCGCTCCTCTTCAGTCTCCAAGTCCATGAACGCGGCCGGCGACAGCATCAGCCCGCGCTGGCCTGCTGGAACCGGCTGACGCGGCCCGGCCAGCGTGCGCGGCACGTCCAGCGCGCGGCCCGACTGCAGGCCGACCTGAATGTTTTGCACCGGCT